ACTTATACCTGCCTCACAATCGAACTCATACTCATCTATTGACCCGAAAAAATCTGCTATACTGAAATCATTTTTGCCAAAATTACCTGTAGACCGATGATGCCGTATACTCGTATCCACTAAATGAGCTACCACATCAGCATCATCAATATGTAACGTTATTGTCGTTTCCCCTCTGCACCACCTCCCAAACGGACCGAAGTAATGATTGTTAAATTCTACATTGGCTACAGCAAAGTACATACCCTACCTGTATCTCATTAGAATATTATACTCTTTTGGTACTACTTTCCCATCAACATCCCCGTACTTTGGCCTATATGAAATTGCAGTATACCAGTATAAAGGTATCCTTGTTACTGAGAAACTATTATACACTGGAAACCCCGCAAGATACAAAGCAGCTTTTTCAATTTCTTCAGTATCCAAACTGCGTACATGCACCCCAACACTCCTAAACTCACCAGATTTTACATGCCATCCAACACCTGTCCAGATAATAGCATCCTTTATAGGTTTTATCTCTACCTTAATATGCTTTGGGTCCACATATCTAAGGTTTAGCACATCTGCAAGCTTGTACATAAACTGATCTATTGTCATAAGTATGGACACTTATTATATACATACTTACCAGAAAATACCGGGCTCATGTAATTTACCCCATCTATCTCCCGAAAAAAGAGATGCTTGTCTGCTCTCACGTAACACCCCCTATACTCCCTACCGGATACTCTCGGATTAACTGAATACACCTTATCTTGTATCATAACTACCGTTGGAGGATTCTTTATACACTCAACACAATCCCAACTAATAGAATCCCTACTATGGTACTCCGAATATTCACATTTTCTAGCATATCTACAGGTACAACAATTACCTATACTGCTCTCATAATTTTTGCAGTTATAACAATAATCTAACAAGAACGGGTGGTAGCTACCATTATAATACCCGCATTCAGGACACAGGTTCAGTGTGAAAAGATTATTCATCAGTTATCAAACCAAAACACTATCCGAACTTCATCCGGATCACCAAAGGTATTCAGTACTGGCATAACTTCTGATATAAATGTACCTACATCTGAATAGTCATACTTATCCCAATCAACAGAATTCAATTCTGCTAACGTAAAATAGCTATGGCTATGTCCATCTCCAACCCAATAGTCAATCTCAGCTTGGATACCTACAGACACACCATCTGGTACACCTTTTGGGACTGATATTGGCTCCCTATAGAACTCCCCACCCCTTTTTTCATTCCTCACATCAGCAAGAATAGAGAAAAAATTGTAATTGCTATATACGTAGGGTCCATGTACCCTAATGCTGTTTAACGAATCATCCCACTGACATAGGGTTATATTGTTAAACCTAGTATATCTATTGTCCCAGTGATAGGGGTCAGGGAACTGGTTCTTTATCATTTCCCACTTATTCCCCACCTTTCGCTCAACGTACATGTGTATATCACAGCCCAATTTTCTCTCCTCTTGTAATGGAGGTGGGGGGAATCGAACCCCCGTCCAGTAGCACATCTGCAATGGCATCTACGGTCATAGTCAGCACATTTAGTTGTCACCCTTTCTCGTCTCCGCACTGACAGGATACTTAGGGGTCACCCGCATGTTAGTGCAATCCCTCCGTCCACACGAGAAGTCCAAAAGGGACCGGCCTGATGCTTTCGTCCCTATCCCCTATCAGACATCAGAGTAGGAACGTGACTGCTCTAAGCAGCCATTTTGTATTGGCTTTTGCCAGTTATTGTTTTGCAGGGTTTTACGAGGCCACCTGCAACCTCGAATCGCAACCAGAACTTCAAGAGCCCTGTCGATACCTTAACACCCCCATTTTCAAAGAACCAAAGGGATGAGGCAGGGATTCGCACCCTGCATAACTGGGTAACGGTGCGGGGGCCAATCCGCCCTGAGGCTTACAGACGTTATCCTGATAGCCATCCGTAGGGGTGTTCCCAGTCTACCCCGACTCGTAGCGTCTACCTATTCCGCCACTCATCCCCATTTTCAAAGAACATAAACGCTGACTGATTATTCCAGATCAGACCTTACTTATTATAACACCCTTTTTGCCGTCTTGTAAAATTCTTTCTCCTCCTCCTGTATTACCTCAGCAATAAACATATCCCAAGATGTACTGTCAAGAGCCTCCCTCTCGGATAAAACCTCTCCACTCTGTCTATACCAGTACCTTGTATATTCTTTTGTTGCCCTTATGGTAAATTCATTGTGGTATCGTGCCCTTAATAGGTTCCCGCTTATAGGCCACTTCATTTTATTCTCTCGCCCTTCCATGTACCCAAATCATACTTTCTATTCCAGTTCTCCACAAACCTAGCAAACCAAGCATCATACAAGTAATGGTAGTCCTCAGTATACCTTACGGTAAAGAAGTTTCCCCTACAACCATATACCTTTGGTTTCATCCCTCAGTCCTCTACCCCCATATCTACTTCCAACCTTTACCGTCACTGTACTGAATATCTTCTTCAGACAATCCATGACCTCTAGGCCATCTTATGCCTATCATCTGTCCTTCAGAGAAATAAATATAGATATAATCCCCCACCTCAGGAAATTCTGATATCGATATCTCAATCGATCTGATATTACTATCACCTATATCCTTTACCATATCTTTCAGTTCCATTAATCTATATCCTCATTTCTTAGAAATCTTCACCCTATCGGTCTCTGAGGTAAGCTCCTTTTCCTTCCGCTTCATAGCCTTACGATCCTCTTTCTCCAACCGGTCATATGCATCCTCATAGAGTGCTTTCCACTTGGTTGATTTCTGAGTATACTCTGTTACAATGACCTCTTGGTTGTTCTCAAGGATAAGTGGAGTCTTCCTCTCCCGCATTACCTCAACCAACTCATCCTTTGCCTCATCCAACTCTCGCTTAAGTGCATCCACCTGCTCCTTAAGCTCAAAGTACCTTACCGCTTTTGCATCTGCACCGTTCTTAGTCATCATATCTCTTTCAAATAAAGTGACCATCAGTCCTACTTGCAAGTACCTCAGTCAATGCCCTTACCTCAGAATTGGGGCTACCATCCTGATGCACAGTATAATCACCCCGCCTTAGAATGCACAGCAGTGCCTTCATTATTAACTGCTCATTACTAAGCTTCTCAAACCCCTCCATCTCTTCTTCAATCCGTTTATTAATGGCCTCTAAGTCAATCATTCTCTCTCCTCGTGAATGTCTTTAAGATTATCCCACATCTCCCCGAATAAACTAGTTATCCGTTTCTTCTCCTTTGGTTCCTTAAACGGGGTTGAATATGCCCACCATTCAGCCCCGTCATACTCACCCCTCCACATCTTTGTACCGTCCTCAAAAACAACAATAAAGTCTGTAGCAACCTTAGCCGCACCATATCCAGCGTCATACTCAACATTGGCTAAACGGGTAAACTCTTTCCACGTACAACTGTACCCAGACTCCTCAGAACCCATAAAAACAATATCAGATATTTTATGTCCAGAGTTCCTTATACATCTCTTTGTTTCTTCTAACAAATTCACCACCGCTTCTCTCCCTCTCCAAATATGTCACCCTGTGACCAAGGCGTAAAAAGTTTTGTTCTCCATAAACTCCAATATGCTCTAGTAAGATATATCGTAAAATAGTTATTGCTACACCAACAAACAGGTACCCTTATCCTTGAACCCCAAGGTTTCATTTTATCATGCCTGCTTTATAACAAAATCCATAATCCTCTCCCCCCGGTCTAAGTCTAGAATATCACGTAGTTCCTCGTGTAGTAACTCCCAATAGGTAGAATCATCAATAGGCTTTTTAACCCTCATTGTAAAGGATACCTCAACAACTTCAAACTTTTCCATAACAGATACCGCATCCCCACTAAAAATAACAGTACCTTTCTTCCTATCCACCCCCTTAGCTTTCTTCTTACCCATAACTACATCCTTTCATTGATTTCATCTTCTGTCCATTCGAACATCCGCTTACCGTCTACTTCAAGGCATAGGAAACCCATAGGCCCACTGGACCAAGGCTCTGCCTGCAATACCACTTTTACTACCCCACCATTTTTCATATTGTAGATACTAAGGAAGGGACCATCCCCCATAAAACAATCAACCTGCTCATGATCCACCAAATCCCACACTTCTTTGGTGTCTACATGTCCACACTTTGAACAAGTATGCTCAGGGACAGGTACCCTTGCTACATTCTCGTCCAACCACTTTTCTGCCCCCTCCTTCAGGCCTACATGTTGATAGCATCTAATACCCATGTCTACGTCCTTTCTACTGTCTCATGAATCTCACCACATTTAGTACATTTTAGTATGCAGATATAGGTACCTACTGAACTCATGTTACCTTTATAGCTCCTAAGACCCTTACCAGCCAACCGCTCAAGGTCTGATTCAATAAACCTCTCCGTCACCATCTCCCACTCATGTACGCACTTCTTCTTTGGTATCAATATTACTATTGCAGCTACTAAGACTATGACTGAGACTACTGCACCCCACATTTAATTATCCTCCAATTTGATCTTGCACTTTTTACACTTCTTTACATGGTATTTCATCTTACGTGCACTGTGCCTCTCACCACATTTTGGGCACACAAGAAAACCACCCGTTCTCTGATATCGGCCTCTTAGATTCGCCATCATTCTCTCTCCCTTCTTGAGTCCATCAAGGAATATGCGGGTTTTTTCTCTCCATGCCGCCAAGTCAACGGAGTTGTGGTGTCCCTCAAATGCTTCCGTCAACAAATCCACGGCCTTGTCTCGCTCCTCCTCCTCAATCTCAAGCCTGTCACAGCTATTGCAACACTCCTCTAACATCTCGACCTCTGTATTCAGCCGCTCCACCTCCTCCCGCAGTGCGTCTCGCTCGGCCTCGAGTTCGCCAACACACATGCCGCATACCCACTGCTTCTTCATGCCGTGCTTGCAGACTTCCATCATTCGCCCTCCCCGTCAGATTTGGCCGCACGGTAAAACGCAGGAGCCGTGGCCTCCTCGTATACGGCCCACGCAGGAGCCGTGGCCTCCTCGTATACGGCCCACGCAGGAGCCTCGGCCTCCATGTATGCGGCCCTCGCAGGAGCGGACAGGATGTGTCCTACCGCCCAGTTCAGGTCAAGGCCAAGTTCGACCGCTCTGCGGCACGCCTTCAGCGTCACGCGGCAGCCTTGAGGCCATTCCTTCTCAAATATCTCCACTTGCTCCTTGCACGCCTTGAGCTTGCGCAGCTTCTTTGCTGTTATCTTCATCCTATTCCTCCCCGTCAGATTTGGCAGCTTGAATTGCTCTATGCGCCTCTCCCAATCGGGCTGCTACAACTTGCCAGCGAGTACCCTCGGGCATCTCGGCGTTTGCCTTTGTGTCCAGTATCGCTTTGTCGGCCTTCTCCAACGCCTCCTCCAGCTCCTTGATGCGCTCCCGCAGTGCGTCCTGTTCGCCCTGCGCCAACTTGACCGCAGTGTATAGCCCGTCATTTTGCTCCCGCAGTGCGTCCTCGATGGGCCGGGTGCGGCCATTCCAGTGTTCAATCAGCATCTTTTCTTTGTCTAAGCCGTATTCTGCCGTTTCCTCAAACGGGCAATCATCTTCGTACCAGCCCTCGTCTTGTTCATCACCGTCTGCGTGCATAACGTGGACATGTTGCATAACCTTGTTACGATATAGGGCTACCTTGCCCCCACAAAACGGACACGGTTTCAGGTCACTCATCTTTTGCCTCCCCGTCAGATTTGGCTACATTCCGTATCACTGTAAGCAAATCGGTTAGACCGTCTGAGCAGGACATTTTTTTGTATGTGCGAATGATAACATCCAAGTCTTTGCACCGCTCCTCCAGCTCCTTGATGCGCTCTACCTGCTCATCTGATATTGCCCTCGCATCAAGTGCAAGCCGCAATGCCTTCGTGTAGTCTGCCTTCAGCCGCTCGTTCTCGTCGCTCAACAGCTCCACGCAGTTACAGTTTCCGTCCGTGTACTTGACCGCGTTGCACTCATTCAAATGCAGTTTGTCGTCTATCACCATCGCTCTTCCTCCCCGTCAGATTTGAGTCCATCAAGGAATGCATGTCCGGCATCCACCGCAAACTTCTGGTTGCTGTTAGGATGCTGAATAACATATAGCAAACACTTCACAGCCCCCACCCCCACAGCCTTGTCACGTTGCTCCTGTTCCACCGCACAGCGTTCACCTTTCAACTGCTCTTTTAGCTCCTCGATCTCTTCTTTCAGTTTCTTGTTCTCTTTGTCCCTCCAGCCTATTTCCATAGCAAGGTACAGAGGAGTACCGGTATTCTCAGCAAACTTGGCAGCAGTAATCTTTCCCTCACACCACTTCGGGTACTCTGTGTTCCAGCATACTTCTTCATTCGATTTACTCATCATCTTTCTCTGACTTAAGGTAATTGAATATAACAAAATACAGTATCAAGTCCAACATGCCGTATTCGTAGACAAAGTTCTCAGACAGTGCTGAAAGTATACCAAGCAGTACTACAAAAAACAGTGTTATGCCTATCGCTTGGTAGTGTGTCTTTTTCAAGATTCTCTCCTTAGTGTTGCCTACACATGTTATAACACCTGTAGTGCCTGTTTGTCAACCTGTTTTTAAATGTTTTTCTGGTATGTGTACGACCACTATAGCCCCGCTACAGACATTCTCGTATAAACTGAGTAACCTTACCCCTACCGGTAACTTTAGGGCCGTAAAAGTGGACTACAGTGCTGCTACCCCACTACTGCGCTTTACCACAACAGGTTCTCTCCGTACAGGTGGTACTACCCTCTTTGCCCTTTTTATCTTTTCAGCACGTATGTTTCTTTTTATAGCCTTTTTTTGCTTGTTGGTCTCTCTCTTTATCTTCCTTCTATCCCCTTCATGCAGCTTGCGCCACTTGAAACGTAGCTCATCGAAACACCACCGCTGCTTACGCCTTTTCGAGTTTGACATATTTGTTGGTCTGCGGGACCGGTACCAATACAATGCCCGTGGAATATATACACACTCACACCCGCTCTCTGCCATACAGATAGCAAGGTTGTAATCTACTGCATATTCGTAATGTAATCTCAACCCCCGTGACTGCAGATACCACGACCTTTTAAACGTCCTGAAGTGCTGTGCCTTCCACCAACCACTGTCCATAAAGGCTGAATACAGATCAGTATATTGCTCTACAGGACCTCCCCGTAGCTTACCGGTATCCATCATTACAAGTGACCAAGTAAACCCAACCTTTTTACTTCTTGCCTGCTCAGCCACTGAAGAGGTTATTGCATCCTCATATATCTGATCGTCTGAATCAAGTACACCTATTATATCTGCACTTGCCTGTGCTATCCCATAATTAGTTACAAACTGCAGCCCATGTTTTGGTGATTCTATTATACGTATCTTGTGACCTTGGTTTACTGAATTCTTCAGCAACGTTGCCTCATAATACGTCTCTCCATCCGATTCCGGGTCCATCACTACAAGCAGTTCCCAGTTCCTGTAGTTCTGGTTGCATACGCTAAGCATTGCACTAGCTATGTAAGGTGCGGTATTGTATGCTGGCATCAAAACCGTAAAAGGGGGTTCTTTCAAATATAGTCCTTTCTAGTCAACGTACAGGGCCAACACCTGCCCCCGCATCTCTGAATCAAGTACATCAGCATAGGTAATTGAATACTGCCTGCCATTTTTATTTATGACTAGTACTTCTGCCTCCGGTGAAAGAGTAGACATCTCTGCGTATAGTTGTCTTACATTCAACCCTACCCTTGCCTCAGACTGCATACGCTCATTTATGAGCTTGTCTATATCAGCCATCTAAGCATCTCCGTTTCTACCAAGTAAAATTACCCAAATACCTAGGATTATTACTATCAACCCTATTATTACAAACTCACTCGCCACCGCCAAGTACCTTCTTTGCAATACCGGTAGATGCATCACTCAGAGCCTTCATAAATTCATTGCTCTTGGGATCATCAGATAATGCCAAACCCTTCAGCAACTGTACTGCCTTCATCTGAGCGTCATTATCTGACCCCCAATTAGTCTTACCCAAATCACCGATGAGCTTTTTTACGTCTGGCTTTTCTTCCTCGATAACCTCAGCCAAAAAACTATCAACCGCTTCCTTCACCTTGTTAGTCTTATTACCCATTATTATCTCCCATATCACTTAATAATCTTTACCCGCATCGTATATTTCCGGCATAGTATAATCTATAGCCACAAAATTATGCACAAAGCTTGCCCACTCTGAAGACTCCCTACTTAGATCAAATATTTGCTCAGCTACATACCATACTGCCATTCTCTTACTACTTGCCCTAACAAGATATTCTTTTCCCCTAGCCAATACTTTAAAAACCCTACCTCTAGATGCTTCACATTTTAGCTTATCTTCTATTAACTTATCTGCCGCAGTATCCATCACACTTGCCCCCTATTAGCTAACTGTCTTGGCATCTTGCCACATGAAACGCAGGGTACCGCCTTGCAGTATGGACACGTTGCCTGCTTGTGGGTCAAGTTACTCCTGAAAATCTTATCACACTTGTAACAAAGGTACCTGTACTGTCCCTTGCCCCGCTCCTTAACCATTTATGTATCCTCCGAACGGCCCCCGTGGCCCTTCTCAGATACGTCTATCTTTTCGGTATTGTGCACCCGCTTCGATCTCAGCAGGGTATACACAACTAGGGTATAGATGAAACAGACTATCAGGGCTACTATGAACTTAAACATCAGTCCTGCATCTGCCCTTCATCTACTTCCGAACCATCTATCGCATCACTCAAATCCTGCCACGTACGGCGAGAGTATCCTTTATTTTTCATAATGTCTTGCAACTGTATCAGTACTGTAGAGGCACCGAATCGTAACACTAAAGCCTCAAGCCTACCGCTCATTGCAGTATCCCACGGTTCGAAAAACACCCCGCCCTCTTCTATGCTCTCTTTATTTAACTTCTCATCTATCATCTTCTCTACATCTACCATTTAGTTCTCCTCCTTTACCCCAACTACCAACATACACCAATGTCCGGGCATTGACATAATCTGCCTAAACGTTATCATGTTACCGAACGTATCACAGCACCGCATCTTTGCCTCGTTTATATCGTTTATATTCATCTTTGGATAATGCCACCTGTACAGAATAATGGGGCACTTATATCTTTTTGCCCAAACAACAGCCCATGTTTTTGATTTTGCATATATCTTCGTGTACCCTTCCTTGTAAGCCACCATTCTGCATATAGGGCAATTCTCTAGATTAAATTTCTCCACTACGTTTCTTTTCGTCAATTATCCTACGGTACTCTGTCCAAAGCTCCAGCTTCGCATCCTCTACTATACCGACAGATTCAGTCATTGAATCACTGGCCCAATTGGCTATAGTAAAAATGAACATAGAAGCGGCATATTTCTTCAACTCAGCAGTAGGCAACATGTTCATGTATCTGGTCAACTCGTCATTCTTCTTTCTCACCGCCTGCTTCGTTATGTTCGTCTTCGACATCTACCGTTACCTCTCTGGCAGGTCTAGCAGGTACCCTTACCTCTACAATTTCCTTCTTCATAAAGTACGTCTCTTTTGTATCAGGATTAACTGAAGTAGTGTACTCAACCCGCCTGATATACCAACCAAATCTACAAGAAGTGAGCAGGAGCAGTACATAGAGGAGGCAAACTAAGGCCCATCCAGAGTTGAAGGAGGTTGACTCTTGATGGATTATTTTGTACTGCTCCCTACTCATCTTTATATTTCCTATCTGAAGGTCGCGACATCCTTGTAAGAATACTCTCGGTAAGCTTGACTGCTTCTTCGTATCTAGCGCTCTTCAACTGATCTATATCTTCTATACTAAAATTGTTTGGGTGTCTACCCCCCTCCAAAACAGTACCTATAGTATTTACAAGATTTGCAAAGCCAATGGGGCTAACCACCTTAAGATAACTACCTACGGACATTACACATCCTCCGGATTCTCATCCAACATGCTCAACAGGTTACGTACCACAGCGTCACTCACCTTATCCTCCCTTGTAAGCAGCTCCATAGCCAGACCTACCCTATCCTCCATGGAATACATGTAGTTGAACATCTTTACAAGCGCATATGCCTTTTCTCTGGATGTAAAATCTTCCAGTGCGTTTGCCAAATCTATCAATGCCTTCTTTGAACCAAGGGCACACTGAAGATCATCCACAATAGACATTAACCTGTCTATCCTATCCCCATCAACTTCCAGCATATCAAGTGTCTTATTCATTTAGCATCTCTACTTTTTATTACATAGAACTCTTAGCATACGCAATGCAACATCAACCCTTGGCTCCGTCAAACAAAAACTATTTGAAGCATCGTAAACCTGCTCTACTATAAACAAAAAGACTTTATCGCTCAAGCCCAAGGATACGTTCCGTAACTGCTCCCATACTGAAGGGCGTTCCGTCTCCCAAACTAAACCGGGCGTAAAATCATTAACGCTTACCCCCCTACTCCTTTCTCTAACAGCCCTCAATACATAAGAGTAGTTATAAACATCACCCGTTAGTAAATGCATGTTACTACCTCAAATAGCTATCCAAATAACCCATAAACTCTTCAAGAGTTATCTTGTTTTTCCTATAAAGAACACTCCATATAGTTTCCAACAACCCCAGTATCTTTAAGCGGTCACCTGCATTCACAAAATCCTTCAAGTCAGAATAAACTTGGGCTGAAGAAATGGTGCCACCCTCCTGTTTAACGGCAACCAAATTATCAACGGCCTCTTTAATCCTATCTCCCATCTTAAACCCCTTTTATAGTTTGGTCTAGGCGGGTGGATTCGAACCACCGATCCCGTGCTTCCAAAACACGTGAGGACAACCAAACTCCTCTACGCCTAGAATTATTTTCGGTGGTATATCATCCACGAACTACTGCCCTATTTATATTACCGTTATGTGCCCTGCGCTCTTTGAATATAGCCCTGAAGGCCCTCTCCTTCTGTCTATCATCCCGTGACATCAACTTGCCGCCTGACTGCCCCTTCGCTGGATGATAGACATATGCTCCACCATCAAATGCAACCTGCGGTGGTGTTGGGTGACCCCATGTAATGGCTACTTTCTTCCAAGGCTCCCTCTTTGTATTCTCCGGGGTATATGAACCTATATTCTTTACCCCCAACCCAGTACTGTATGTCAACATACTTATCCACAAATCGTCACTTATTGGTGTACCCAACACGTCCAGATAAGGCTCCTTGAAATACCCTTTCTGCCTAAATGTCCGTATGCCCTCCTTTGTCAACACCATCATCGCACCCAACACACTCCTACCTTTTTCATACCCCTCAGGTAGAGTAATGTGCTTTGTTATCTTGGACCAATACTTGTTTATCACCCGCACCCAATTATCGTGCGGATGCTGCATTGCACCCATAAGACCTACACCCTTATCTATCTCACTGAGCAGCATCGCATCTGCACCCTGCCTGATAAAAAGAGTATCATAGTCTATAACGCAATAATGGTCAAACCTTTTCTCCCCGTTACCCCATTCGAGTGCACCGACAAACAGCCTATAAAGACCTTTACCCCACCCACATCTACGGGGAGAAATATATACGCCTACGTCAGGATGTGATCTACTAATCAACCCCGCTATATTATTCTCATCCTTCAAATCTATTGCCACCATGATATAGGGATTCGTAGTACTGTAGTATTTCACCGAATCTATAGTATCTATTACAGATTCCGCATAGTCATGGCAACGAATACAAATACAAAGTTTGTCCATTACATGTTATCAATCAGATCAGCACCTGCGTATTCCATTATATGGTTCGTCCTACCCCCACACTTATCACACCTAGCAGCTAAAACAGCACTACTACCCCGCAACAATACATCGTACACTCTCTGTGACCTATGCACCCCACAATACCCGCAGGCTATTTCCGGAATAGTAAGCCCAATAACAGTCACCCTACCCTCTGTCTTGACAGTTTTAAGTTTAGTACTTATAAGGTACTCTGCTTGCTTCTCAGACACTCATTACCCTCCTCACGTATACTAACACATAAAACCGTTATTTGTCAACCCTAACCTACGCCTTCTTAATATATTTGGCATCTATATGCCTACCTACCCAACTCCCTAGCAGTCTTGGCCTTTTTCTGCCAGAAGGGAGTGTAGGCAAACGGAACGTCCAGCCACATCTCCTTGTCTATCTGTGACCGGAACGGCTTACTCTTAAGGTTGAAATTTTTCAGTATCTTCCGGGCCTCAGGGGTATCCTTCACGTACAAGTCAGATTCATGGCTATCTACCTGTATGCCAGCCTTTACCAATGCACTGACTACATCATCGTCCCGCTCGGACAGCTTCTTCTCAATAAGCCCCTCCGCAGACTCTTTCTTTTTCTTACCTTTTACTTTTTTCATACCCCGCATAAACTTATCCTCTACATCCTTATTGCCTGCATGACCTGCCCTCTTTGCCATCTTCTTCGCCGCAGTACGCATATGTGGAGTTTCGTCTGCTTCCATCTTATCTTTTATCAAACTCTCTGCATCCGCTTTCATAGATTCCTTTCTTACCTTACGGGCACCCTTCACCAACTTCTTCATCTGCTTGGGGCTTACCGTAACAGCAACACCGTCACCCTCCAGACTACGGTATATGCACCCCATTTTCGAGTCAGGATAAAACTTATCCTCAAGAACAGAAAGTACTGCCCACTGAGGCACCTCGCATTCTTCCTGCTCCCCAAACCCAACCGCATCAAGACAGTACTCCCCTGAACGGTAATTTATGTACATTGTCAGATAATCATCCATGTGCATACGTATATCGTCAAGTATAGCAGAACACTCATCGTTACTTAGCTCTGAGAACCCACCTATATCATCCCCTTTGATTTCCCCATAGTTCACCATACGCTGCACTAAAGATTTAAGCTCCTCTTTAACAGAATAATCATTCAACAACATATAAACATAAGGTTCCTTAAAATCATCGGTCTCATAATACTCAATAAGCCCATTAACATATTCCTCTGTTCTTCTCTCATACTCTCTAACTATATCAGCGTATGCTTTATAGTTAGACCCTACGTACTCTTCTATCAAATTCAACATACGCTCACGGATACCGTCACCCCAATGCACCTCTTCAAAACACCGCCGCGTATACTCTTTTATGAGGTCTTCCCAACGCCTATCTTTTAGGATATCCCGCTTCTTCAACCCCAAAAAAGTAAGGTCTTTCCATTTCTTATCAAGCTCATAGTTTATCTCTGTTTCAAGATCAGGGTATCTCACTTCCAATAATTTTCTTTCTATCTCCATTGCAACTACAGCCTTCGACTCTTTAGACGTCTTTTGCCTGTTGTACCTGTTCAAGGCTAACTTTGATACAAACTTTATCTTTGCATCTACTAATTGCTTCAATTGTTCTTTAGTAAGCCCGTCCAACAGGTCAGTCAGTTTCTTATATGCAGGCTTACTGGGATCAACCCTGTTCAGTTTACCGTAGTCATTCCGTAACTTATCTAGCATATCTTTTGTAAATGCCCCCTTTGGAGAGGTAAGAGCTATCTCATTAAACCCATACCCTGCTTCAATCTTCTTCTCAACCTTTGCATCTATTAGGCTATCTGCAGATTCCTTTTCCATCTTGAACTTCTTAATGGACTCTTTAAGAAATACATCCACACTACTATCAGTCTGATCCATATCGTTTCCACCGAATCTTTCCATATTCTGTTTCATATAGTTATAGACTCTTTTACGGTCATATGAATCATCCAATATATCTGCTGATACGTAGAACGTATCACCTATACTCTTAACGCTAACATCTACATTAGGAAATTTCTTACTAACCATATCTGCAAATGCTCGAGCTCTATCCTGCTGAGAGGATTCTATAATCTCATTATCTATCAAACTCTCTGCCTTGGTTGATTCGGCAGGTATACACTTGCCCTGCTCCTGTGACCACACCTCACCCTGCTTACATACCTGTTTGGTGTTAGGGTCATTTGAGAACCTACCTGACTTACCGGACGGGTCTACAGCCCATCTACCCCCACGCATAAACGGCCTACCTTGACCCTTACCAAGACCACTACCGTCCCTACGACCACCACCGGGACCCATACCACGGCCTACACCGCCCGGAGGACCAGTACCATCACCACCTGCTTCTTTAATCTTACTATCTATAAGCTCATCTGCTTTCATTTTGGTCTCCATACTTTCTCTTATCTTATAGTCAACTGCTGATCTTGCCAGTGCAACCATAGCATCTGTACGCAGCCTACGCCAATTATTGTAATCGGGATAAACTGTGTATCCCCTTACTTCAGCACTAACCCCTATACCAACAAGTATATCCCTTACCTCATTTGCATCTGGAATGCTATTCACTTCTATCTGCGGACCAACACCTTCTGTACTAGTTGACGCAGGTGCTGCTGCACTCATATCTTTCCTGATTATACTGCCCTGTTTTGCCCCCGGTAGCTTCTTTGAACTTCTCAACGTACCCTTCCCACAATTAGGGCACTTTTTACCATCACATCCGCTCTCCTGTACTGCATACCCGCAAAAGTCACAATCACAGGTATCAACAGACTCATACACTTTCTTTATTCGATAAAGTTCCATGTCTTTAGTTACCTTAAACCCACCCTGAAGCTCAGTAGACGCCTGAACTTTACTTCCCTCAAACCCATACTTAGCACCATAAGCAGTGACTACAACATAGGTATCTTTCTGGTAATTATGTGCAGTCTTAGCCGCAGCCAATACAACCGCCTCAAGATCACTGGCAGATACCCTAGACTTAACTCCCTTAAACCCAGTATCCGCAAATCGTTTCAGCTTATAGGTCTCACTACTCATCAATTCATAACTAAGCCTGCTTTCCTTTACAGACTCATGTATAAGTATAGCATCCCCATCCCAACCCTTACGGTCTATCTGTTTCATCATATACTCAAAGTCTGCATTCTGCAGGACATAATATTCTTCCCCACGCAGATCATACGTCTCTGGATTTTTAAACTCCCGCACAAACCATTTTTCTATAGCGGGGTCATCTATCTGAAAGGCAACAGTATCTCCCCCATATCCGGTCATTTTTTCATCTATAAGCTCATCTGCTTTCACTTCATTCTCCGTTTATACCTGTGGGACCCACAAGCCTATGTTTCCCGCATCACCTAGACCGCTTTAAACAGAAAGGGCATATAGCCCTTTGTGGTGTCTCTGCGGCTGATTCAAAGTACTTATCACAATTATAGCACTGGTATAAGTACCTCTGCCTTTTTCTACCCACATTAGATACTTGCCTCATTAGTACCTCCCAAGCACCCTTCTCAAAAGCTTATTTTCTATCAACTGCTCTACTCTATCAACCTTATGCTCCTCATTAAACCTATCTAAAAGGTTCTCATATGCGTCTATTAAATCCTTCTCTGTACGATGATGCCCTGACCATGTTTCAGTCTCACCATTGTCGTATATTGCTTGTATGGCCATATCCCGCAGGTTCATGTACAGCCAGCCCTCCTCGTATCCGGGTGCACCAGTGCCCTTGAACCTAGACCGTTTGTCATAATCCCGACTATAGTTCTTCTTTGGCCTCGCCATCATTTCCTCCATCTAAATATATCTCGACTATCTCAAAGTTATTATGTCTTCTAGGAGTAAACATAATGGAACGTATCCTGCTAATCAAATACTGCATTATCTCTTCCGGAAACGAATCTACATGTAGGGTAAAATACATCTATACCACCCCGTATCCCATTTCCTTGTTCCACAGATACCACATCATAGCAGTAGTCCACTCTTCCTCCTGTGACGGGAAAACTGATATCCAATCACCCGTACCCTCACAGTATTCCATGTAGAAGATTACGTCCTTAATACTAAAATTGTTCATTCCTGATCCATATCCCTAACTACCCTTAGAGCGGCACGTTCATCAAAGGTACAAGAGTACATTAAGTACATCCCCTACATCAGGAAGGCATTATTCCTGCAAGAAAATCAGCTAAAGTACTGGCAGTAACGCTCAGGCCCACAGTCTCATCTATCTTTATCGGTTGGTCCCGCATCTTTAAGTACCCTGCGTAGCCTGTCTGAAGTAGTTATCTTTTCTATCTGCGGTGCGGGTATATCTGCTACTGCTTTGAGGTTGTTATATTCCTCTTTGAGTTCATTGAGTAGCTTTGATTCATCCTTTGAAAGGTACCCCTCTGCAAGGTCCTTCTCCAACTGTGCCCACTTATCCAACAATAACCTCCTTCAAAGCAATATATGTTAGTCTCTATAGTTATTAACTCTTATTAAGTGCCCCTTTATACTATATAGCCTATAAGGTTAAGTTTATACGTAGGTGGAAAGTTGGTACGCACTTTATCTTTTCTGTCCCTGTTCAAGTTATCAAAAGTAATCAGCTAATAACATCTTCCCTACCATTTTTCTACAAAAAGCCATCCGTTGAAATTGTAGTTATCATTCTGTACATTTCCCACTATCCAGCATAACCTTGGTATAGGTTAGATGCATTATTGTCCACTCCGGTATGTAGGTACCTATCCTACTACCTCTCCAATAAACTAGAAATAGGTCTACATAAGCATAGTATAAGGCATCAAGTATACTGAAATTATTCACTAAAGGAGTCCACTACGCTTTGCTATGTGTATCTTACACGCCCTAGTCCATTGGGGCATACTGGGTATTATGTCCCCCTCGATTAAACGGTAATGACATGCCCTATACCACTTGACATCTCTAATACTAAAGTTGTTCATGCCATCCCTTATCTAGACAAAACTTATACCAGATATATGCCCCTGTCCACTCCGGTATGTCCGTCCCACCCGTACCTATATAAGCTAAAACATCTCTAATACTGAAATTATTCATTACCTGTCCACCACTTGGGCTTTGGAAAGCGATCAGTAAACTGTATACTATCCCTACCCTCAAACTCTATATCCTCTGCCTCAGGCCAATATTTACGTATATCCTCCCCCTCAGGTAAATATGCCGCTATTATTGCCCTCTCCCAATCATCCCCAGTGTACCCTGTGCACCACCACGGTCCGGAAGGTGGAAATATAACGGGTCTATAATCCTCCTCACAGGTATAGAACCTATATCTCTTCCATGGCATATCCACACTCCTCACAAACCTCCCCACAATCATCCGGTGTCATTGGATACCCACATCTTGAGCAGAACCTATCCTCCTCCTGCACCAAAGCTGTATCACCGGTTATATACTCAAATGCCTTGACCAGATTAATATCTTCCAGACGGGATATGAGAGAACTCAGTATATGATCCCCTACTAGAATTATCAGAAGCTTTGCCGGTATATGTATTTCCTCCTCTGATCCCTCCTTCCGTATAAACACCCCCTCCATCCCTCCGCGTGTCCAAAGTTTCCATTCCGGATTTTTAGGTAAATCGTGTGCTGACCAACCCATATTCATGCCTCCTGCTCACAACGTACAGGTAGCTTCTTTAGCTCTTTTAAAGTGAGTTTAGTTATCCTCATCTACCCTCTCCTTTTTATCGTGCCACGCAATCATAGCAGCACAGCACATTAAGTGTGCTGAGTGTAAATTACCATCCCCCTTTGGCCCATCATCAAGCACATTACCTACAAACATTTCTTTTAAGTGCCGCATAGCCGCACCTAAATAATACCGTCTAGCGTCTTCCTTTGTGTGCTTTTTCCAGTTATCCCTAGGATACTTACCTCCATTTTCATCGCAGTTATCGTGTAAAATCCTACACATGTCTTCTATCTCATCCCAAGGTATCAATGTCCAATCAAGCTTACCTGTATCATCCTTAATTGCCTTCATCTTAATTGCCTTCATTAAACAAGCTCCTGATATCTACAATAAAATCGCTCTTTAGCTGCCTTAGGAACAGACTCGGTATACCCCGTAATAAGTTCATCCTGACCCATAAACTGAAACGCCCAACCATCTATTATCTCGTCAAAAAAGGTATCAGCTTCGCTTGCAAGACATAAATCATCCGCTCTCTGTATGATACTTTGCTCTTCTTCCGTAAGCTCTTTTAAATCAAAGGCTTCATAGATAACTCCCAAAACCTCCTGTTCTAACTTATCGTACTCGTTATTCAAAAACTTGCGTAGTGGTCTGGGCACATCGGCCATATAAACCTCTGCTGCATCATGCAATAACCCATGCATAGCTATAGGTTTAGGTACAAGCTCAGATACCTGCACCGAATGGTCTGCAACCGAATAAAACTCATTGAGGTGTCCGTTATAACGACATTTCATAGATAGTGCATGTGCTATGTCCGCAATCAATATCATTTCCGGTTTAGGATCATCATAACAAAACTTTATACCTGAATAAGTCTGCATCCAATATTTACACATTCCAACCGGCCCCCCAACTATCCTTCAAAAACTCTACACTGTTTAGCGAACTAGATATGGTCCTACCGTTAAACAATCCCTGCCTGATTACAGCCTCACCGATAGTAAACCGGTTCCTATAATACCTAGAACAAATACTATCAAAACTTACAATCCTTTTGCGTACAACCCTACTTACAGAACCTAATACTACTTTATCTGGCAAAGCAGTCTCTCCTTGCCCCCATCTCCCTTTTCAGATTAAGCTCATACTCAAGGTGATTGATACCATACTTCTTCTCTACCTGAATCAAATGCCTTACTTTCTTAAGCTCAGACTTTACCTCAGTTATAGGCATCCTACCTATTTGCTTTTTTGTCTTTGTTCTTACTATCATCAAGTCTCTCCATCTTGAAGTTATCGGCTATCCAGTAAACGCTTTTTCCTTCCATCCACCTGAATATGGGGCAAGAGTAAGCAACCCTACCTTTCCTTACTTTTATACCACCACAACCCCTACCCGCATCTACCCAATACCAACCATCACGCATCAGGTACATTTTCTACGTTGAAGTATACGGGTATACCTATATTGTGCGCTCTTGCAATCTCCTTATTTGTTCCAATAGAGTCTTCACTATCAGGACACACATACATTATGTCACTCACATCCAACCAAGGTTGGCTGTTATTAAAGTAATCCTCATATGTCTCCCATCCTAAGATCAGACCAAGAACAATATCCAAAGCAGGCACAAATACGGAATACCCCTTCTGCCGTACTTTCTCAGCCTCGATACACATAGCCCTAACGTTACCTATATAACCTACAGCATCTGAATTAAGCTTACCGGCTATATACGCCCTCTTTTTAGGTTCTTTCATTTACAGCTACTCCTACTAAGGTTAGGCCTGTTACCACACCACGTTCTACCGCAATCGTTACAGCGATACCAAGTTTTATTGTCCGGTGCCTTACGTTCATAACACCACTTAACGTTAGGGCTGTTGCAGTTCCTACAGGTCATTGACTCTCTCCTAACAAATTAACCACCCATCCTCTTAGCATACTTCTCAGGGTCTAACAACATACAATTATCGAACATAGTCCTAGCAAGTATCTGTGCTTCCAAGTCCAACTGATTATGATCCTTTTCTGTGAACAGCAAATGGTTCAATTCATGCATCAACCACATCCAGTAAGCTAATCCCTCAAGATCATCAGCCAACCATACCTTATTACCATCTGTCTTACCAAATATACCTGACTCATCAAAGAAGTCAGCGGGTACGTGCTCAACAGGTACATCCCTACCGTTTATCTCAATAGTATAGTCTCTCACCTATAATCCCTTTCCTTCATCTTATAGAAAGGTACATACTCAAACCCCACACTTACTTTATTACCTTTTCTGCCTCTATTGTTTACAGTAAAGTGCAATATCCATCCACCAACCTCCGGATACAAACCCTTTCTCTTCAAATAGTCTGTCTGTCCTTGAAAACACCCCAACTGCAACCCAACCACGTTCCTATATTCGGGTAAAAGACAGTTGCAGTGATAATGGCCTAAAAGAAGTACATCTGGTTTTGATTTTGGTGTAAACTGCTCTATTATCTTCTGCATCTTATATGAACGTGCGTATGCATTACCTCCCGCCCCATGCATCAATCCTATTATGACCCCCATAATCTCAACATCAGCACTATATGCACCAAGATACTCTATATCCTCTCGCTCTTTTGCTATCTCTGAAACTATGTCGTATCCAGAAGTCTTGTAAAAAGACAAATCATGATTACCACTAATCATGTAGGTTTTCACGCCCTTTTCATACGGATAGGTATCTGTTGCATAGTCCCTCTGAGCATCCGCTCCATGCTTGTGTACTTCATACTCTTGACCTCTATATATCTTTTCTCCGTCATTTACATCACCTGTATGAAGTACAGTATCAATACCCCGATCTGCTAATAGCTTATAATAATCCCTCAACGCAGTAAGCTGTTGATAATTACTGCTAAGATGAGTACAACTTATAGAACCCACACTGAAATTCTTGCCATTAAACTTAGTTTTATTGAACTTATACTTTTTGCCCGGAGCCCCCGGTTTAGGTTTTTCTACACTGTATCCTTTATTTGATAGAAACTCCGCTGCCTCCTTTTCTGTTATCTCTTTTTCCTGCGCAGCTTCTATGGCCTTATTTATCTCACTTTTTTTCATTACGCCCTCCAAATAGTTTCTTCTTGTTTTCAGGCAAATAATACATAAACTTAAGGCTCTTCCTATTTTTTAGGCGCACCCTAGTCCTCTCAAGTTTACCCTCACCTGCTAGCCTTGATAACACATCCCGCATAGCTCTTTCGGTAATTTTACATATATCAGCAAGCTCAAAATCTATATACCCTAAGTCTGCTCCCTTTTTATTGAACTCCTCAAATACCCTCTCTTCATACGTCTTATCACTGATATACTCAACATCCTTCTTCACATCTACCACCTACTCTCCCTCCAATATACCCTTACCGTAATTAACTATCAACTTATCTCTCAACTCATCTATAACATCACTAGCATTGTCTAAAGTCTCATTGTATATGACCTTACTAGCTTCTGGCTTTTCCCAATTGGGAGAAGTCAAAGGGTGCCAAAGATGCCTCAGCGTCTGCAACACGTACTTCATCCTGTGACCAAGATACTCAAGTCTTCTAGAGAACTCATCATCTTCAAGACCCCACCCAATAAACCCCTCATGCCAACCACCGGCCTTGCAAAATAAAGACCTCTGTATAGTACAGGATAGTTTTGTCCAACCCTCACCCTGCTTCTCTACCTTACCGCTAACGGTACCTAAATTATAAGCATCTCTCCCAGAAAACACTTTATCGCTATCGTGACTACTCATTCTAAGAAACCTATAAAAATTAGAAAAGGCAAGTGCACCGTCACTAATAGCTACATCTAAGGCAACAAAAAAATCTTTAGGTAGCGGTACATCCACATCATGAAACACTAACCAATCGTGCTTTGCAAGTGAAACACCAACATTAAACAACCTGCTACGCTCATATGAAGCAAAACTCTTTACGATCTTATATTTACAGGTTGGTGGTATTAGGTGATTATAAAAAGTATTACCGTCTGGATGAACCATCTCTACTACAATAAGCTCTATAGGTTCCACATCCCCAGACTGCATTACCGTTTTGTAGTGTTTACCTGCCCGTCTATAACTATCCAAAAAAACCTTGAAGTACTCTACCCTGCTTATACCAAATACAGGTATTATAATAGAGAACACTTGTCATTATCCTTTTTAATGTTCACTGTCTTTTTTACCTGTTCCTTTATGCTCTCCATCACCTCAACATCTACCCTCTGTTCAAGCAAGAACACATCTCTCATCTGTTGGTAGCAATCACACTTCTTAAATTTCTTCCCTGAGTCACAATACGGACATACCATATTACGCATCTTACCCATTTTATTACTCTTAAGCGTATCCATATATATATATAGTATAACCCCTAGGACCCTAAAGCGTAAATTATAAATTACAAAAAATCTGTTATATTCAGGGCTGGTATATCCGTATAAGCCTCGATACTCTCCTTTTTTGACTTACGCCTACGTTTCTTTATTTTAGCTAAGTCTTTAAGCATCGTCTCTTTTTTTGGTAATTGTTTGTTTCTTTTTTCCCATTTATCATAATCTACATTCTTTATAACAAGCCTGCACCTACAATTAGATAAACATATCGAAGACCCGTCTCTGGGCACTACCGGAATAGTCTGTTTGGTAAAAGGAGACTTACTTGCCATATATTTACAGCTATCACAAATTTTATTGTCGCCCCTAGTAACCCAAACCAATAACACGTTAGCAGGGGTAGCTAATACCCTAGCAGCATCATAAACAGACCTTACAGTATCTGCATACATGCGTACCCTACGTTGTGCATTTCTACTACTTAACTTACCTGTTTTAGCATCATCAAGTAGCTTTTTCCAGTACCTAAGCTCTGCATTTATAGCAGTCTTTAACCACCGCTTCTCTTCCGATGTGACTATATCCCCCTCTCCAACCATCGCAACCTTAGCCGAATCCATTGCAGCATCAAATACTTTTTTGTAGGTATCGCGTATAATAAACTCAGACCCCCTTTTCAGTTTTTTAAAAGTTACATCCCCCTCCTTATCTATATACCCATTAACTAAACCCAACAAGTCCTTATACAACCTGTCTGCCAAACTCTTTTGAAGCTTACTAGCCCGTGACAACCGTTTCTTTTTCCTTACTTGCGCTCTTCTCGGTAACCTACGTAAGGATAACGCAAGCTCTCTAGCCGTAAGAGGCTGATCGAGTGTACCTAATGCCTTACTCTCCTCTAGCGTAAAGTACTCTGGGGTAAGGTCTTCAATACGAACAATCATCCTAAAATTGTTTTCTTCTTTGGCTTAAAGTTATCTTGTTTGTTTGACTTATCATCCTTATTAAACTTCTCCTTTATGCGATACCCGCACGAAGGACAGGATAAGGCCTCACTAGAAACCTTCTTATTGCACTCAGGACACCTAACTAACATTATCATTCTCCTTAAAGACTTTTGGAAATACAGAACTCCCCCAAAGATGCTTTTTCCTAGACTCAAACTGGGTAAAAGATATCAAAATCTTACCGTGCGACATCACCTCACCCCCTACAAAATGACTGTGCATTTTTTTAGGTGGCTTAACTTGGGCTGAAAACTTACCGAAACCATTAAGGGAAACCTCTGTACCGTCTATAGTTTCTGCCTCTATAAGTCCAATAAGTTCCCTTAACACGTCTCTTACGTAGGAAGACTTCAATCTTGTTTTTTTAGCTATTTGCCTCACTACATCCTTAGTCCTCAACATCAATCAATACCTTCTGTTATCTGCTTGTAGGGTTTACTCATATATCTATGTATCTCCTCATTAAGACGAAGTACTTCTTCCTTATCCCCCTTCTTAGAGGCCACCACCTTTTCTAACTTCATGGTCTCTATATCACCTTTCCACTTACCGATATCCTCAACAACACTATCTTGCAGGTACCCGTTTGAGTATTTGGAATCAGCCACATACTCTATATCTTTTACTATACTTTCTACCCGTTCTTTTATTTCCTCCACAGATTTCTGCAACCCCGTATTGTTCTCATATTCTTTAGTTAAGTCCCTTTTCATATCTGCAGTAATAGGCTTACTGGCTGCTGTACTCTCCTCACCATCCTCTTCACTACTAAAAAGGATGTCCAACATTTCATTAGTAAAACCACCAAAAGTAACCAGTAAATACTCAGTCCACTTAGGCCCCTCAAGACTCAAATCTCTAGACAGTCTAGTAAAAGAATCTATAATCCTCAACCTAGCATCATATAGATCAGCCCTTTGCATTTCATCCAAAAAGCTTATAGGGTCTCCACAGACCTTAAAAGCATTGTCCTTTTTTCTGGGGTCTATATTATGTAAACACAGCTCGATCTCGCAGGTTGCAACTATTCCCCGCAATGCGGACCTCTGCAGCTTTTTAATCATCCTAGAGTACTTAACGTCTTGCTGCACAAGACTCTGGTTAGACTCAAACCGAATGCCTGTAGAGAAATCAAGACCTAGGTACTCAGGAGGTATTCTACACACAGAACAAAACCTCCGCAGGAAATACTCAAGGTCGTATACATCCTGTACCCTAGAATTAGCACTGACCTCTTCTATCCTGTCCTCTCTACCCTGTATTACAGGAACTATAACTATACCTGTTGCAGACCCCGGAGCACTAAACTCTTTCTTTAACTGTTGGTTATTTGAATCCACAAAAATCTGCTTGTTTATAATGTGCTCCATGCTCTTTATTCGCTCAGATGCCTGTGGAGCAGTCAATCCAGTACAATCTACGTACAAATGTGTCCTATCTGGGTGTTTAAGTATACGGTATACCGCCGCCGCATCCTCCATCATATTCAATCTGGTAGTCACCCGTATAAGGGGTTCAAGCATGGAGGTTCCGTACTTTCTATCCCTAGCCTTGCCTATCAGCTTAAAGTGCACAAAATCCCACGGCAACGAATAGGCCTTATCGTTCTCACCATCAAACGAGTACCCCAATAACCTACCCGTATCTTTATCCATTACCTTATATACCATACCTTGTTTCGGTTCCCAAGAAAATATATGATCTTCATCCAAGATAAGCTCATCAAACTCCTCACCATGCTTAGCAACATCTCTTGCTATGGAGTACAGGTAATCTTCCACCATCAACCGCTTCAACAAAGCATCCAATACATTCTTTACCTCAGAATTACTAGTCTCAATCCATACCGTAGCGTTTTCCTTCAGGTTAAACTGAGTTGCGTCCTCAGCATACACATCCAAAACAGATGCAACCAAGTCCACATCCATATCATTATACAGCTCCCACCGCTCCATTCTGGTGCGGGGCATCATCATCCTCTTAGAAAACCACTCCCCTAATTTATCGTTTCCAACAAAACCACTGAACTTTGAAAGGTTATCTAAATCGTGCCCACCTTTCTTTTCGCTATCTTTTGGAGTAGACTTAAATAGACCACCCAACTTTCCAAATATACTCATTTCAAACTCCTGTTATTTTTGGTATTGTTATTCCCTCATACAACATTCTATCATTTGTAGCAGCGTGGTAAGCTACACCCGCAAAGGCATCTGACACATCCTTCAACAGATCACCACGCACCACTTTCTTTTTTTCTCTATCGTGCCTTACAGATATCAACTGACTTATTAGCGGATAGTAGTTATATACTGAACAGCTCTTATTGTCTATAAACGCCTTCGCATGTAGGTAAGCTTCATCAGTCCTATCAACCGACAAAACATCTATATCTACAGCCTGCTTACCCTGTTTTTTTCTCTTCTTTGTCTCACCAAAATACTGCCTAAGCCTCTGTATTGAATCCTTAGATTCATACCCATCATAGGAAATTACACCTATAAGAAAGTTATACTGCTTTAGGTGCTTTATAAATTGTCGTATCTTCTCAAAATCTATTACCCCCTCTTCAGGCGGCTTAATTTCAAGTATCAAATCTATATACAGTTTAGGTAGCATGCTTTTTTCTTTTTCTCTATACACATGCCCCATACAAAATCCCGCGCTGCACTGACTCTCTGCCAAGTCAACATGTATTATCCTGTAAGCACTACTGCGTACTTTCGGTACATAGCCACTTCCACGTATAGTAACAAGGTCTTTCAGGTTAAGGTATTCTGTTAACTGTATCCTGTCATCGGTTGATAACGATATTTCCCTCTTAGTAAAAGGATAGGGTCTATCCCCATCAACAATATATTTAATGTTCTCTCTACGCCTAATCAAAGGGCTAACGGCAACAGTAGCAACTCCCGCTTCGTCTCTAAGAAAAGTCTCCGGGTCTTCCTTAGCAGCTTCATAATACTCAATAGGTGCCTCTACTATATGTGCACCCTTTGGTGCTATCTCACCCTCATCAAGTATTTTGCTATCAGTAAATTCGTCTCCTAGCAAAACATAAAACCTCTTACCTGAATACTGCATGTTAGGCTTAGTAACATCCCAAATAGCCCTAGATACAATCTTCACTCCCGGTTTCCCGTATATCTCCTCCTTATGCTTCTCAAGCCAAGCAGTCTCAGCACCCTTAGAAGAAATCAATATAACGATTCCCGGTATCTCCCCTCCAGTCCTTTCAAACCTAGACCTTAAACGTGTTCTAGTTGCTGTATATAATTTCTGAGCCTGCCCCTGATTATAAGCCAACTTCTCAGTACTGTGTGAAGATTTTGCCTCACGCATAAAGTTAACCTCATCCATAACTATTGTTAACAGGTCATCCCCCAAAGCAGATAACTCACTCGACCCCTGCATTATTACTATGTTGTTTGGAAATTCCATCGTTTTAGGTTTAAGTGAGGGAAAGTGCTCTTGAAAATAGGGCGATCCGTCTACTACGTTCCTTAAAGCTACGTACGCCTTATCTGTCCTGTGTACAAAAACACTATAGATGCCAAACGCAATTCTGGACACAGCACCCATAAGCCCAAAAAACTCTGAGGGGTTACGTAAACAGGATAGCCTATATAACCTATACACCAAACACATTACAGCAATTGAGGTTTTCCCCCAACCAATACTGCCTTCACAAATCAACTCCGTTATCTCACTATTTGGGTCCAAAACCTCAAGTAGCAACTCCCTGTTCTCTGGGTACAAACCACCTGCAAACTTACCTACAAAATAGTCTTCATCTAAAAATTCTTTGGGTCCAACGGGCTCTCTTAAGTAGTCCTGCCTGATCAGCTCCTTATATAATCTACCAGACTTCGCATCCCCCGTCTCAACGTACTCACTAAGCATTCTCTTAAGAAGACTTTTGGAGTCCCTAGACAGGTTACTAGTACCCCTCTTTATAACCTTCTCAATTGAAGGTATATCTTTTACTAGTATCTTGTTTCCCTCTCTATCCACTAAATCAACCACGTACCTTCTCTAACATAGACACTATTTTGTTATACAGTTTAGCTACCTTCTCCCTTTCATATGCACTTTCAGGTATATCCTTATCCCTTTCACTAAGGTTCATTATATTATACACATCACCCTGTTTTAAGTTAACATTAGGATTTAGTCCACCTAAATCCTTAAATAAAGATACTATCTTATCCAACTCCACACTAAGCACTTTCAATAGTTGCATTTTACCGGTTGCTGTTAGCTTATTAAAAGTAGCCTCATCACAAAGCTTTGTGTCTAGATCATCTATTGCACCCATCAACTTAGGCAGCCTCTCCATTTTACGCATTGCCAAAGCGGTAACCATTGCCTTAAATTCAAACTCTTTTGATTCAAACAAAGACTGCATAACGTTCCGTGCCTGCTCTGACAACGTACCTCTACGTAAAATAGAATCTTTTATAAAGGGAACAAGTCTATCTATCGTAGCATCATCCAACCTTACCTGCTCACCATCCTCTCCTACAAACTCGATACTCTTGGTCTCCATCCCAAACGGAGGAAGCTCATAATACTCCTCTACTGTTCTACCGTGAAGATGTTTTTTACTCAACCGCCTATAGGGTTCCCCACAAACACGACATACTTTATCACTGCTCTTACTTATCTCTATTACAGTAGGGGTAGTATCATCTTTAAGCTTTTTATACTGCCTAAAAGATAACCCATGTGTGTTAAGGTGCGATTGAGTTATTTTCCTATATAGCTTACCGCATACCTTACACTTCACCATTAAGAGATTCCTAACTTTTTCATCTTTTTATCTACTTCTTTATACACACCTCTAACCTCTTCTTCCTCTAAACACAAATCTTCGGCAAGTTCCTTTACGGTCCTCTCTTTAGTCTTAATACTTCTCCATATAATAACGTACTTAACACTAGTAGTTAACTCCTGTTCTGACGGTACACGGATAACCTGACCCTCAAAAATATCAAGAAACTTCAGCAAAGACTCCTTACCAAATATCTCTCCCAACTCAAAAAGGTACTCCACTTCAGAGTGTAAAAAAAGAGCTGTCTGTAATAAATCTACGTCTATATCTAACTTTTCATTGTACAGGTACAACATAGCCCTCCTGATTAGCAAGCAACTCAATACAACGATTAAAGGACATAAAGTTATACTCTACACAAACCTCGTACATTGCCCACTTATAAAGGAACCTCAAATTATCCAAAGTGGCAGAATAGTTTTCACACCCAAAAAGTTTCTTAATAAAAGTTTTTGGCGGGTTTTTTCCTTCTAAAGTTAGGTACGTGTAATACTTAATGACCTTTGCATCTAAATCAAACCTATTATGCTTAGAAATAAAACCTATTATCTTGCTGGCAAGATAATCATACATTTCTTTTACGTCATATAAGTACTCTGAAGAACAAGCCACTTTATTATCCCACATGGTTTTTTCCCATGTAGAATTGTTTGCCACTGTAAGATCAAACTTTGTCAAAAATGTCTTCATGGCATTATACATAACGGTATAGGTATAATTATATACTTTTCTGTATTGAGTATCCTGTGACTCTGGATTAAAAACCCCCTGTTGTTTATTGATAGCGTTTAATACCCGCTCAATAGCAACAGCAATAAGGTCCTCTTTATCGAAAGAGTAAACCTTGTTAAACTTTACTGCCACAATATAGTGAGCTAGTCCAATAAAAGCATCAACAATCATATCGGGATTTGCTTTACCTTCCCGGTAGGCAGTGTATACAGCGTATGCCGTATCCGCGTTGTATACCTTCTTTTTTGACCAGTCTAGTGTACTCATAAATCCCTTGAAAGCTCGAAAACCACTACCTAGCTAAAGGCAGTTATGCCATCCTCTTTGACGGCTATTATACTTTCATCACCAAAGAACTCAAATTCATTCTTATGTGAGGCAACATATACTTCTATGTCCTTAGAAAATTTTTTCAACAATTCTTTAATATACTCTATGCTTACTGAATCAAAACTTGCAAATACCTCATCCAAGAACAAGACATTAAATTTATCACCTGAAAACTCCTCTGCAAGGTCCCGTAACCCAAGATGTACTATAAAGTTAACCTTAGCCTTTTCACTATCAGATAGCCTTATATACTCCCGGCCATTGTAATCAACGTTAAGCTCTATAGAGTTTCGCTTATCTCCAGACTTAAGTTCCTTATCTGGTCTAAGCTCTACTACCATATCGTCACCGAACACCTGATCTATGTACTTCCGCATATCCTCATTCAACCAAGACAGTACAGTATCCAGTTTATAGGACCTTATACCCCTTGACGAAAACCCTACCCCCCAGAACTCATAGTATTTCAATTCATCCTTAAGCTTATCTAACCCTTTGCCTATTTTCCCCTTTTCGGAAGTTAGCTTCTTCATCTTACCCTGTATTTTGTTAAGCTGCTCTACCCTAGTATTAAGAGAACCTACTATAGAATCAGAACTTTGTTTAGTAAGGTCCTCAACGTTTTTTAACTCATTTCTTAATGAGCTTACCTTGCTCAAACGCCTTAGCTTAGCTTCTGCTTCCCTTATCTTTTTAGTTATAGCATTTGCAACATAAGTGTTTGTTTCATGAACTTTTTCATTCTCTTCTACGATAGCCCTACAATCCTCGATCTTAGCTTCTCTTTTCCCTATTATATCCTCCTTGAAATCCCCTGAAATTTCCTGCATACAAGTAGGACACTTATCGTCAAGCTCTTTTATCTCCTCTATTTCTTTTGTCAATCTAGATATCTCAGATTCATTTGTATGTACTACCTTTGCAGCATCAGAAGCTATAGCATTAGCCCCGTCTAGTTTTTTATAATCTTCCTGCATCGACCTTTCTATGTCCTCTTCATCTCCCAGTTGTTCCAATTCATCTATCTCAGCTCTCAGATTATCAACATACTTTTTATTCTCTACTATAGTCTCTTCAAATACCTCCAACTTCTCATTCAGCTCTTCTATGTTCTCCTGTATAGTATCTGCCTTCCCTTCTTCAACCCTAATAGAAGTCTCTATTTCATCATATTCATCCTGAGCCTCATCTATAGATACCTTTATCTTCTTAATCTTACTCAAGGTATACTCATGTGCAAGGTCATACATACTAAAATCTATAAGACTCTCCATAGCAACAGTGCGCTGCTTTGCATTCCAACCAGAAAACCTAAAAGGACCCCGCTCACCTATATACACCATTGTACAAAACAAACCTATCGGGGGAAACAGGTTAAATATCCTCTCCTCAGTACCAAGTTTATCCCTATCGTATTGCTCACCGTCTATCAATAACTTCGTTGACGTTATTGTGCGATCTATCTGATATTCACTTTCTCCATCATACCAAGTAGTAACCACCCTTGCCTTACCGTTTTTCTTACCCTTAGTATATACGTTCTGTACACCCTTATCCACTCTTCCACGCCAAGAAACATCTGGTACACTACCCATGGACGACAGACCGCGCATAGTCTGACCATATACACCCCACATTATAGCTTCAAATAAAGAAGTCTTACCTGATCCATTATTACTTGCAGACTCTACATCCTCATTCCTGCCAGTAACTCTTACTATACCAGATACACCAAACTCCCTCTCAACATGCCCTATTGAAAGGACATTATCTATAACGGCACTCTTAAGTATCATTTAGCTTCCCTCACAGTCTGTATACCAATAGCACTTAACCTATCATTGTCCAGTTCTTCCGGACATTCCCTATCAACGTACATTGGTATCTCCTCTTCAAAAGAGGTATCTATAGACATACCTTTTACTCTCTGTGTTTCAACTATCTTTTTTGACGGTAATACCCTCAGACTTGCAAAATTCCTCTTCTCCAAAATCTTCTTTGTACGCTTTATGTCCTCCGTAATTGCCCTTACATGCAAACCACCCACTGCACGTTCTTCAGCAAGACTCAATTTAGCCTTTTCATCTGGGTAGGATACTTTTATATACCTACTGGTATAGGGATTAACAGCCCATTCTACCTCACCACTATCTTTTAACAATAAAATACCCCTCTCAGAATCCCACTCATCCCTGAAATCATGATACATCGGTGCACCAACAGTAATTAGTGTGGGACTCCAATCAGTGTAAATATAGGGTTTGTGGTAATGGCCCGATATAACAACTTTATCCTTAAACACCTTACCAGTTAGATCAACCCCAGTGTCCTCTGTGTACCCCGTTGTAAACTGCATACCTTTTATCGGCATATGCATAACTACGGTTTCCCACTTCTGATGATTTAGTATACTCATATACTGATCCGTATCTTCAGTGTAGCTAGTTATCAAAAGATCGTCTACTTTAACAAACTGCCCCGGTAACACTACCTGTACATTATCCTTATTAGGTAAAAGTATATGACTATTGCACACACCTGCAGGGTCCTTTATGTCATGATTACCTAACATAAAGATATATCGCCTGTTATCGTCTATCAACATTTCCATACCCTGCTTAATCGCATATATAGAAAATAGAGACAACTTACCTAACTCTTCATTTAGATCACCTGTAAATACAACAGTATCCGGGTTTTTCTTATCTATCATCTCTGCAATCCAGTACAGTGTTTTACACATCTCTCCTACTATATCATGAGAGGGTTTATCTAAATCCCAATCATCCATATGTATTGGTCTATCTGCCTGTAATTGAGTATCACCGAAAAATAGAATCATCCTTTCTCCTTTTTAGCCTTTTTACTGCTATGACTTATCTCTTTTCCTTTCTCGTCAGATTCACCCATCTGGACTGCAATCACATTATTTGCCACTATCGCAAACACAACCCGAAAACACCTTGCGCACCAATAGGCAACACACGGCTCACCCGCAAGCATTGCCGGACGTTCATCGAATTTGTTTGGGTCCATTTCCTCACACAGTGAACCACACTGGCACCATACGTCACGCACGGCTTTCATCACGCACCCTCCCCGTCAGATTTGGGCTTGTCAAACCGCTCTTGCGGTGGAGTTACTATACCAAGCTGTACCTCATCCATGTGTGTAGCCTTCTCTTTTTGGGCCGCATACCATTTTTTAAGCGCATACGACTCTGTTGGTGTCTCGGCTGTAATCCACAAACAACCACTAGCTTGTATCTCCGCTTTCATCCTATTTCTCCCCGTCAGATATATAGGGATCATACAAAAACCGCACCCAAACACACCTGTAGCCAGACCTCCGGCGCAACCTCCTCCAATCCCTACGGTAGTCCTTGTCACATTCGGGCCACCCGTCCATAAACCGCCTGATACACTCAGACCTCGTGGAAAACGCCGTTGGATAAATCAGGATATCCTCCGTCGCAATCATCCAACAACCATCGTGTTTCATACTATGTGTTCCTTCACATCTTACAGCCTCCAATACCCTATCCAGCTCCTTGATGCGCTTGCGGGCCTCATACAGCGCGTCCTCTAGATTGGCGACCTCGCTGGTGAAAGTATCGACCTGTGCCTCTAGCCCACCGACCGCCTGTAGTGCATTGTCTCGCTCGGCTTGCAGTGCATCCAACGCATCATATAGTCCGTCTGGACCACATATCATTTCAATCATTGCCTCTATCGTTTTGTTGCTGCAATCTTCACGCTTCATCCTACTCACCCTCCCATTAACAACACACCTACGTTTACAATAGCAGCACCTAACCAATACACGCCCTTAGCATAATTATGAGATAAGAAAAACAGAACAGATAATACAAAAAAGATTCCTACTAACACACCTACGGAATATTGACCTACAAGATAAAGAGCATCACGCATTATTTATTTACCTCCAACTTCTGTAGTACCCTTTTTTTCAATGAGGCAAAAACCTTACTGTTCGTTTCCTGCTCAAGGAAAGCAATTGAATTCATATACCCTTGTCCTAATTTGGTACTACCAAAATAATACCATGCCCCCTTTTTCGCAAGTATGTTATATGTTTCAGCCAACCCTAACAACTCTCCTGTCTCACAAATACCCTTACCGTATACTATTTCAAACTCAGCTTCCTTAAACGGAGCAGCAACTTTATTCTTAACAACCTTTACTCTGGTCTTATTGCCTATTATTTTTGCCCCATCTTTCTGAGAACCGATACGGGATATTTGCAACCGTACCGAAGAATAAAACTTCAATGCTCTACCTCCGGGGGTAACTAAAGGACTACCAAATACAACCCCGATCTTTTCCCTTACCTGATTTATAAAAACAACACAAGTATTGCTTTTACTTATAGACCCCGATAGCTTACGCATAGCCTGCGACATCAACCTTGCCTGCAAGCCAATATGAGACTCACCCATACTACCTTCTAACTCTGCAAGCGGCACAAGAGCGGCAACAGAATCCACAACAATAATACCTACTATTCCGCTACGCACCATCATATCCACTATTTCTAATCCCTCTTCCCCGCTACTTGGTTGAGATATACACAGCCTATTAACATCCACCCCTATACTTTTTGCATACTTAGGGTCTACGGCATTCTCAGCATCTATATAAGCAGCAATACCCCCCACCTTCTGACAATTAGCTACAAGGTGTAGTCCTAAAGTTGTCTTACCTGAAGATTCAGAACCGTATATTTCTGTTATCCTGCCCTTTGGAACACCTCCAACACCTATAGCGTAGTCTAAGGACAATGAACCTGTGGAAATAACCTCTACATCCTGCACTACCCCACCACACAACTGCATTACGGAACCCTTTCCAAACTCCTTTTCTATTGCCTCCATCATCTTTTTCAGGTCATCTGACTTATCCGCTTTCTTAACCATTACGTAGCATCCTTAGAATCTGATCATCTTTAATTGCCTCTGATACCCCTATAGCATCTGCAATGTGCTCCATTTTATTCTTTGCCTCCGGAAACCCCCCATAAGTTGAATACCGAACTCTCGCCGCTTCAACCATATCCTCTTTACTTGCCCTTTTAGAACCACATAAAGCAAACTTAGCGTCCTCAGGAGATACGTATACAAAGGGTATATCCTTCCATGTGGCCTCCAAACACGCCACTACTGCAGTAGCGTAGGCCATCGCCCTAACGGCTTTTGCACTCTTACCACCCCCGTGCGGTAACTCAACCCCAACAACACTAATACCAAAAAAGGTCTTCAACCAAACATACAATTCTTTACATCCCCTCACAGCACTAACCGCATACCTCATAGTCTTAGACTTAACTGGTTTAGTTGTAAAACATTCAGCAGAAACAATACCTCCGTACCCGCTAGGAGTAATATCAATAACTACCGCACCTGTGTTTGCATAACCGATATCTAAAAACAGCCCCCTGTTCATTTTAACCGTTTGAACGGCAGACTCCATAAACTGTACCCCTTAAGCATTGATTTAAACTGTAACTCAGTTATCCTCTTTATAAACATCTTCTCATTATATTCAAGCTTCTCTTGTACCTGCGCACCCAAACCTATAAGCTCACCTGTAGACCACTCTTCAAAACTGCAATCAACCATCCACAAATTACGTTCAACTATATGCAGGTTTTCCAGAATCAACTTACCCCTACGATCTAACTCTAGCTCTTTTAGCTTATCCAAAATACAACTAAGCACCTCCCTATTAGCACTACCGGTATCTATACCTGTAACCTGTTCTAATATCCCATCTATTGTCTTCTTTCCTGCCCCCCTTACGCCTTTTATGTTGTCAGACGAATCACCCTCAATAACCTTACGGAATAGGTACTCTCCGGGAGTATATCCCGTCACCTTCTTACAGTTAGCTAAAGTAACATACTCATTTGCCATTGGACGAAAAATATCAGTTCCTTCTTTCAACATCAAAATATAATCCCTATCATCAGAGACTACGATACTTTCCCCATCTAAAATTCTACTCAATTGGTAACAAACATCATCTCCTTCTTTACCCCCAACAGATATAGAATGTACGTTTATATACCCTAACAACTCCTCTAACAGCCTAACTTGACTGTAAAATATCCTCATGTACTCATTATGTTCTTTTTCATCAACTACCCGTTTGTGTTTATAATCAGGGTACAGTATTCTACGCCGTTTGGATATTCCCTTATCCCAAACATAAAGACATTTCGTAGGCTTAAACTGCATAACTGCATTACGTACTATCCTTAATGCCCCAAAACACCCACCTGTAATGTCACCCCCGTCTGTAGACAGCTCTTTCGAAAAAGCTGCATGCAACACCCTATGTAGCAGGTAATTTCCGTCTAGGATCAAGTATTTATCCATAGATAGCTTACCCTATTCATCCAGTAGTACGTAGCCTTAAACTCAAAATAACAGCCTCTCAGACACCTTTACAGCCCTGTTTTTCTCTGTTGGCAAAGGTCTTCAACACAAGATATCACATCATCATCTGAAATCTTGCTATCCCGCATAACTACGGTCAGAACCCCTACACAATCCGACATAACCCTAGTGAGTGTTTCTGCCTTTGCAAGCTTAGCCTGACCACCGGTATCAATTCCATACTTCTTCATTTTGTCAATATCCATATAGTCAAGCTTCAACACCTCCACAAATCCCGCAATCAGCTTGAATATCTTTGCTGAATAATTCTCTTTCCTAGCCTTAGGCATACGTGGTATAATAGCTGATTCTACAACCCCCTCAGTAAAACACATGCGCTTCATGTTCAATAACACCTTAGCAACACTGTTTACAGTATTACCCTTACCTACAACCGATACCCCAATAGTAGCCAACTCATCTACCGTATCAAGTATCAATCGTTCCGTTGTATCCAACTTATCCTTAGACACATCGTATACCATATACTCATTTGACAAATTTCGATTGATTATCAACTTTACTCCTTTCAAAGTACTGCTTGTAATCTTCTAAGTGATGCTTCTTTATAAACGTACTCACCCCACTTGCTTCTACTTCAGTATGGTGCTCCCTACACAGTGGTATTTTTTTAAGGTAAGGGTACTGAATATCAACACTCACTCGATCCCTACCCATACCTATAACATCAACATGGTGGCTATCGGCAGCCTTACCACAAAGCAAACACACCTTATAGTGCAAACAAATATCTACATGCTTATCCGCATCCATCTGGTGGATAGTCTTTTTGCTTAACGGAATTTCGTGTTTCTTACAGAACTCTATCGCAAGCTCTATCAACTCTATCATTTCGTTCCGCGTAGCGTACTTCAACGTCTCCACACCAATGGTTTTTTTGAAGGAAGCCTTTATATCTTCAAAGTGCTCTCCTATATGTTTCCCTATATCCTTACAGATAGCGTAGAAAAAGTTTAGCTGCTTTAACGTCTTCAAAGAAGGATCAGTAAGCAAAAAAACGTGCTTATCGGTAGGAACATACTTTCCATTAATCTCTACAACCATTCGAGTCTTACCCCCCCTACGCACACAGGAGACAATTAAACCCTCTACTCGTATTGTTTGATCCAAAAGCTCACTCTGTATGTTCTTTGCAGATATTTACATAGGCACAAATCTTACGCTTTCTCGGAGGACACAACTCATCATCCCCATGGTGACCAAAATTTTCACAATCAACAGGTATTTCAATACCATTAACTTTTACCTTGCGTATACCATTTTCATCCGGTTTAGATACCGCAGCGGCTTCAGACTTCTTCCCCTTTTTACCTGTTTTGCTTTTCTTACCTACCTTACTTTTAGTTGTACCCTCATCCTTCTTAACACTTTCCTCCTTATGTTTACCCACATGCCTCTTAGCAAACGCCACGGACTTAAAAATCTTATTCCTGCACTGATCACAAGCATACTTTGTCTCACCTTCTTCATCTTCAAGTATAAGCACACCTTCATCTACTGCAACTTCCAAGTACTCAACATCCGCTATCTCGACAAAAGTTGATTCACTCCCCTCCGATTCCTTAGACTCCGTAGGTTCTACCTCAACCTCTTCTTCGTTAGAGTCAGCTTCTTCGTTAGAGTCAGCCTCTCCTTCAGGATCAAGCGGAGATTCTTCTTCCTCTTCCTCTATACTGTCAATTTCAATAACAATAGATTCTGACTGCTTATAAAACTCAATCAATCCCCTTGCCTTTGCAGTCAAGTCAACCATTCGCTCCTCATCTACATCCTTGATTATTTTATCAAGATCGTGTACCTGACCCAACATCTTCTCAATAAACTCATCGGGGTCAATACCGTCCTTGACAGGTATCCGACACCTAGTATACCCCTCCACTACAGTAACGGTATAGTTATTACCACCCGTAAATGTCGCTGGCCTATTTACCTTAATCGGAAAACCGGCATTAGGATCAGTTACATCCAACACTCTAGGAGAAGCCATCAACAAAATCAACCCATCTCGAATCGTAGGAGCTACACAGTAAATCTTAGGTCTAGGGTCTTCGGCGTACAACTCACCCGTTTCACTATCCTCTTTCAACGGAACAGCATTGATGTAATACCTAGCCCGTTCTGACATCTTGGAGATATCAACATTGAAGGTAGCTAGCTCAAGCAACACATCACATACAGGACACCTACCGCCCTCAGACATGTTTGCAGCACAACTACACACACCTAACTTACCATTAACATCCGGTATACTCCAATGGGTACCTGCATACTTTCCCGGAAAGGCCAATCCCTCTTTCCACGGAGGACAAAGCCAAAAAAAGTGATCACCCTCTCTCGGAAAGGGCTTTTTAACAATATCCCCATCACCGTCATATGCTTCTTTTCTGCGCTGCTGCTCTGCCTTAATACTCTGAGCCTGCTTCAAAATCTCATCCATATTCAACTTACCGTAAACCATAACATCTCCTAAATCTAATAAGCTTAGGTTCTTTCACCCACACGAATTACCCATCTAACTTCATCTTCCTCTACTGCCTCTCTTTCCTCCATATAATCAACGGTAAAATACTGCAACAGAGACAGCCCCGCTTTTTGAAAGCTCTCAGGAGTTCCCGTAACATCAAAAATTACGCTATCCCCATCTATAGTATACGAATCTGCCTTTAACAACTCACCCCAACTGGTACCAAACTCAAAACCTACTTCCAAAGGTACACCAAATTGAAAATCTTTTATTCTATCGCTTACCTTTATTACCATATTCTCATGCATCAATCTTATCAACCGTAAAAACTCAGCAGGGTTGGTATCGTTCTCTATCGAATCGTGTATTATAGCAAATATCCTGCTCAACATTTTGTACTTCTCAAGGTCCCTACATAAATACATCATGCCCAACTGGTTTATGTCAGAAGCCATACCCTGTATAGGAGTATTTACTGCTTTACGCTCCCCGGCTGATTTCAAGTCTTGCGCCCTATCTGCGTTTCTCTCAACTTCGGCCTCTGCAAAATCAGGTAAATATCTTATTTTCCCAAACGGAGAATAAATAAACCCGCTTTCAGCAGCGAAATCCATCTGTTGCTTCTTCCATACCGCTATCTCAGGAAAACGATCATACAGGTTATCTATCATCTCCTGTGCTTCCTCTTTCGACATCTTACAAACCCTGCCTAGGTGCTTAGCTCCAATACTGTATATAATGCCAAAACTAACCGTCTTAGCTCTAAACCTCTCCTCACCAGTTACATCTTTCAAGTCTTTAGAGAAAATACGAGCTGCCATAGACCTATGCACATCCTCCCCACTCAAAAATAGGTCCTTCATACCCTTACATTCAGAGACCATAGATATACATCTCAGCTCTAGTTGAGAATAGTCCGCTAAAGTAATCAAGCCGCCCGGAAACCTCGATACAATCATTTTTTTAATTGACGATTTTCGAGGCAACTGTTGAAGGTTAGGCTCTTTATTTCTCCACCTACCTGTTTCTGCAAGCCCTATAAGAAAGTTTGAGTGAAGAAAATAATCATCGTGTCTAACTTTTTCACCTGTAAGGTGTTTCCAAAAATCCGGAGTACCTTCTACCGTCCACACATTAGGAAGATTCTTAACAAAAGCACTATGCAACGTTGATGTGGTTGTATACTCCTGTAACCCCACAAGTATATTAGATTCTTCTACAGACAGCTTATCGGAACCCTCACCCCCCAACAGCAACTCCAAAGTTTCCTTGTCTGTTGACGGCTGCTTATGTGCTGTCTTTTTCAAGACAGGCAACCCCATAACATCATACAATAAACAGGCTTTTTGAGCATAAGAATTCAAGTTAATATCATCAACCTCACTCTTTTCCTTAAAGGCATCAAAGTACTTTGACTGCCGTATTTCATCCGTATACAGCTCCATAAGGTTTTTATACTCTTCATCCAA